GACCCAATCGGTCAGCCGTCTTCTTTAGTTGGTCAGCTAGGTCAATTCCCCCTTTAGCAATAGCACCGAAAGCTCCGATCCCTGCGATGCTCAGAAAAGCTCCCTTCATTCCGCCAAGGGTTTTGTTTATACCCTTGCCGAACTTCCCGACCCGTCTTTGAGCATTAGTAAGTCCTTTTTGAAAAGCCTTGGTATTCAAACCAAGTTTTGCCATTAGAGAAGCATTAGCCATTTTGATTCCTTGCTAGTTCCGCCATTGAGGCTTTTTGGGTCATTGGATTCCTGAAGGAGTATTTGTCTCCTATCTTTCTTTTTAAAATATATTGATAGAGTTGCAGAGTTCTAGCGATTGGAGCTTTCATTATATCCTCATAGCTCCATCCGTACTCCGAAGCCATACAGTCGACAATTCCATTCAACCAAACTCTAGGGTTGGCATCATAGCTAGTCTTCGACTTTTGTCCACTTGGGGGCAGATCGTTGAAAGCTATGTCGATGAAATCATAAACCGAACTGATCATCTTTTTCGTTTGGCAGGCTTTGGCTACCTGGGTAACTAGCTTTTTATCACTTCTTTTCTCATCATCTGATTTGATGGTGAGAAAAAAGTGAGCGAAATCCGAAGCGTCAGGAATGCCTCCCGTGATCAATTTGTTGTCAGCATAGTCGAGAGCTAGGCAGTCTTCCCCCGTAAGCTGACGAACCTTAAACCCGCATATTTCGGATTTAAGGTTCAGCAAAGCCTCCATCCGCAATCGTCTTTCGACTTTTGCGACTAACTCAATTCGCTCATTGGCAGAATTGTCAAAAGAGACTCCCGTCCAATTAGCCATTGATTTAGTTTGTTAGGCGGACTGATCTGTCTTCTTAAATGCTGAGATGTTCAAACGAACAAAGTCTTCCTGAGTCTCGTTTACTGAAACCTCGGTGATCATATAAGTCACCGCACTTGCTCCAGTTGCCGCATAGGTAAAAGTATCTCCTACATCAGGAAGGGCAGTTGTTGTCCCTATCTGAACTGTGAAAGATGCTTCCTCTCTTTGTGGAACTACTACTGCTCCCAAAGCTAGTCCATCGCCATCGTTTAAATCGACTCGATTTGTGGTCTTGTTGTTTGTAAAGGATTCGATAACAAAACCCTTTGATCCCTCTGTAAAAGTTTGGGTTTGAATCCCGAATAGTTGACTGCCGTCATTAGATACGCTCATAATAATAGTATAAATGTTAAATAATTAAGTTGAATACTTTAGGTTTAACTCAGCCTTAGTGACTGTGCTAGACATTGAAAAACGAATATAGTTCCCTCCTGCGACTAGGGTCACTCCTGAGTTTGCCGAACTATCTCCTGATTGATAAGTTCCTGTCGATGGAGTGATTTGTAGCTGATAGGTAGTTGTTGCATCTGAATTCAAGACATAGCCAACCATTACATTAAAGGCAGATGTCGAGGTTATTGTAGTCGATACTTGAGAGGTAAGATTTAAAGTGTCTCTAGTGTAAGTAGTAGCTTTCCCCGTGCTTCTATACTGCTCAGAGCTAGTCGCTAATTTTAAGAATACAGGTCTGACTCCATTCGTTGTCTTGAAGCCAGAGAGATTGAGTCTAACAAAGTCCTCCTGAGTTTCGTTCGTTGAGACCTCGGTGAGTAAATAATAAGTTGAGCCACTATCCGCAGTCACGACATCTCCGACCTCAGGGAGAGCGGTGTTAGTTCCTGCCTGAATCGTGAAAGATGCCTCTTCTCTTTGAGGGACTACTTTAGCTCCAAGCTCGATCCCATCTCCATTATTTAGGTCAACTCTGTTAGTTGTCAGATTTCTAGTAAAGCTCTCAATTACATATCCCTCGGTCTGCAATGCTCCCGTGAGGGTAGGATTGAGGATTCCAAATTTGTGACTGCCATCCTGAATGATACTCATATAAAGAACCCTCTATTGTCAACTTGTCGGAAAAGCGTCATCCCTAATCTCAAATCTGATAGTGTAAATGACAGTCGAGACGGCTAAGTCTCCATCTATCTCATAGCTTGTCCCTGAAGGTCTTTGATAGAGGACATCGTAGTAAGGTAGAATCCTTCCTCCTGATCCGTTATCGGTTGTCCAGTTACTAGCATTGCGGAGCATTGATTCTCTAACCTTAGCTCGGATAGTTCTATGATCTGATTGAGTTCCGTCTACTGAGGCATCGCTAACGATTCGGATGCTCAGAGTTCCTGTGAATTGCATATACTCTAAGTCACTTAGGGTAGCTCCTTTGGGGATCGGAGGATCGTTCGCCTCTCCTGACTCAAAGAGAACCTCTATTCGAGGGACAATGAAAGTGTCTTGGTCTAAGGTTGCAAACAAAGCGGTAGCTGATAACCCAGTAGCAGTAGCTAAAAAGGTCTTTGCGGCAGTCTCAAAGTTTGTCTCAAAGTCGAGAACTGTGTGATCGTTTGGAGCAGGCATCTACTAAACGGCTTTTTGTTCAATTAACTTTTTGGATGTCTCTCTGATTTCCAACACTTCGTCATCGGGATTCTTTATGTTCTCAAGTGTTTTGATAGCCAATTCAGGTCTCCCAAACTTGTTAAGATACTTAGCCTCTAGTTTGAATGCCGTGTCGCCATAGATTTCGGAATGCTGAAGAGCCTCTCCTCTATCTAATTGGGCAACGCAAGCTCTGATATATCCCAGGCCCTTCCATAGACTTTCTTCGTCTTCCCTTGCTCCAAACATCTCAGCAAGGCAGTAATAACATTCTTTTCGATAAGGAGAGTTTGCGATTCCTGACAGGAATGCCTTTTCTGCCTCTTCATCATCTCCGAGCAATCGATGGCAATTCCCTAGCATTATCCAACAGTTATAGACTTCGTGCTGATAGCTATGAATCGCAATCGCCTTTTCGATCCAGGGTATCGCTTCCTCATACTTCAGGGAGTTGAAATGTTCTTTTGCGAGATAGCAATAGTCTTGCTCGTGAGCTTTTATGTCCTTCTTTAAAAGACTAATGTGGAAATCGTGATTCGACTTTTCGTCATCAGGAGAATGCTTAACGGGACATTCATTCAGGACTAAACAATCAACAGTCTTGCTATCTTCCGCCAAAGGTAAGATTTCCTCGTGAACTCTATTCACCCATTGCCATTCATTAGCTTTATGGATTCGGATTTTCCATAAGTTCCCAGACCTTTCGTTTACATCGTACGGCAAGCCGTAGCAATCCCTCCCTGCGTGCTTAGATAGCTCAGAAAGGATTTTCTCAGGGTTTTCGATAGTGTCATCACAATCCAACCAAAAGAGCCACCCATCGTTCTTAGAAGCCATCTCAAGAGCTTTGTTTCTAGCCTTTGAGAAATCGAAATCCTCCCTTGTCGGAAAGATCATTCTTTCAAACTGATAGGGGATGCCTGATGCCTTTATGACATCTAGGCAATCGTCCTTGTCATCTGTGCAAACAAATGAAAGCGTCTTAATGATTGGCTTCAGTTGAGATAGGAGTCGCTCCAAATATTTTACATCGGGAGAATATCCTATGAGGTAGAGATTGAGTTTATCGTTGAGCTTCTGCTTGGCAGTCGAGTCGGAGTGTGACATTGAGTGAATCCTTGTGAGTTCCCATTACTTTAAAATTTGTAGTCCCATCCGTAAGGATATGTCCTTTAGATGGGAGAGTCGTATAAGAACTAATATCAAGGAAGAATTTAGTGTCAATCGTTGTCTCTCTGCCGTCCTCGAAGATGGCAAAAGCAATCTCAATATCTTGCTTGTTAGCTGAATAAACCTCTGTGTTTGTCGTAGGTGTTACAGAGGTTAAGGTAGTTGAAACATTTGCGATGGCAAACTTCAGATTATCGCTTACAAAGCTCGGAGTTATAATGCTCATATAAATAGAGCTATTGTAAAAAAAAAGCCCTCTAGTGAGGGCTTAGGTAGCTTTATGGGCTTTTTATTTATGAGGCGAGTCCGTAATGCAATTCAGCAGTAAGTTCATCGATGATATATTGTTTGCCGTTTTCTACATTCTCGATGATGAATGGTTGCTTCCTTGCTTTAGGTCTGAAACCAACTAGCTTGCAACTTGCTCCACCTATCTTGCAAATGATTTCCTTGGATAAGGTTTTTTTGCCAAGCGATGTTCTCCACTTATTAGCTCTGTCTAGTTCAGCCTCGTGCTGAGGAATAGCATCATCGCTTTGCACCCTTAGTTTAAAAGTCACTTGGTTGTCGTCATAAGTCGCATTAAGTAACTCGAATTTAAAACCATCGCCTTCAAGGTTAAGGTTTTTGTTTATTAGTTCTCTTACAATTTGAGCAGTTTTTTTGTCCATATTATTATTGATTTGATATTAAGGTTAATAGTTAGGACTCCGAAATTGATAAAAGGTTTAACCTTTTGCAAGTTTAAAAATGAATAAAAAAAAGCCCCACTCCTGAGAGTGAGACTTTTTTCACTAGAACTAAAACAAAAGTTTTATACTGTGGAGGCAATCTGACGACCTGCGTTTGTGTTGATGATAACCTCATCGGTTGACATATAAACACGAAGCACATCTGACTTGATTGGCTCATCACGATAAGTCTCGGCAGTAAATGCACCTCCGTCAGGAGCGTAAGCAAGTGTCCGACCGATACCGCCATTGGAGAACTCTCCGCCTGCAAGTTGAGCAACATAGTATTCAGTATTTGACCAAATACGATCACGGCTTGCAGTTTGCCCTTTCTTAGCTGAGTTGTAGCGAGTTGGGCAAATGATGATGTTGTCCACTCCTAGAGCATCTTGAAGCTGAGGTTTGTTTAAGTATAAACCTGAACCTGAGTAGATGTTGCGAACTTCGTCAGCGTTTAAGAAAGCATTATAAAGAGAATGCTCAATGACTAAAGTTAAACCAAAGAATCCGTCAGCGTTAAGCTCTTCAACTGCGTTTTGAACATCCTTAATAGGAGTCGCATCTGCATTTGAAAGAGAGCCGTTGCCTGGAGTGATAGAACCAAAAGAAGCACCTGACATAGCAGTTGAAACACGCAATTCGTGTCCAACCATCAAGTCTCTTTGTAGCTTCTGAGCGATTGCTCCAGTAGCGTCAGAGATGCCGTCATCGTTTGCTTTGCTTTGGTCTTCGTCAGGAAGGACTCCTTCTAAAGCGTATTGAACTGTCGCATAGGACTGTTTGTTGTAATCGAAATCTCTGCGAGCGAAAGATGATCCTGCTGAACGAACTGCGGAATCATTTAAGTCGAATTGATCTGCGTCAAAGATTGGGTAATCACCATTCTTCGTTCCGACATTGCGGATCGGTAGAATTTGAGTTCCAACGAATTTGTTTTCGCCAATCTTGTTAAGTGCCTCGGAGAGGACTGGATTGAATGCTGAGTTTGGATATAAAGACATAATTTAAATTTCTCCTATGTTATGCAGACTCGTGCAGTAATACTTCGATAACATCGTTAGCAACTGCTGATGTTAAAGAAAAGCCAACAACTCCACCTGAAGCGGTTGTTCCTAGTTTACCGCCTGAAGCTCCGTAAAGAGCAGTTCCTGCGTTTGTGATTGTGCCACTTGCGATTCCGTAAGCAGTACCACCACCATTAAGCAAAGCGATCCCTGTGGAATCCCCTGCGGTTAAGACTTCTCTTGTTGTGAAGCCGACACGGGTTTCCCCTGAAGCTACTTTAGTTGCAGTTGAGACAGTTCCGTCAGTTTCTAACTTTGCTAGAATATAAGCTGACATCGTGCCTGTTGCAGTAAAAGTGCGTTGTGTTCCATTTATTACAGTAGACATAATATTAAATAATTAAGTTTATAGATTGAAAAGTTCAGGCTTCTCTTTGCCTAAGCGTAGAGTTGCCGTAAATTCTGAGATGTTATTTTCCCTAGCGTAGTCGCTAATTAATTGAGATTTAAAGGATTTGCTAGGAGACCAATTTGAGTCGTCTTCTTTAGAGACTTCAACTGGTGCAGTTCCTTTGATGAGAGCAGAGAGCTTGGATAGCTTGGCTTCCATTTCCTCTTTTTCCTCTTGCATTTCCTTTTCCTTATCTTCGTGACCACCGAGTTCCTCTTGGAGTTTAGAGATCATCTCTTCCTTCTCCTCAAGTTTTCCCTTCAGGTCATCGATAACAGATTCAAGCGAAGCAACCTTGTCTTCGAGTTTTTCCTCATCTTCGTGACCTTCCATCTTGTCATCTTCGTGACCTTCAAGTTCAGTCTCTTCTTTGAGTTCTTCCTCTTCGTGTTTGCTCAACTCGACTTCTGTGCTGTCTTCTTCAACAGATAATTGAGCTTCTAAAGCCTCTTCTTCTGTTGCTTCGTTGATTTCTTCGTGTTCCATATTTTTTGAATGATTAGTTGAAAAAAGTCCTTTTTGGTTTGCCGCAGGAGTGTCAACGAAATCGGCTGACGATACTTCCTCGACTCTAATAGATGGGAAATCGAATAGAGCGTCTTCGGGCTTTGAATCAAGTTGAACATCTCCGTCAGGAGTAGCCCAGGCCTGAGACGCTGAAAACACTATGCTGAGTCCAAATCGTTCAGGCATCTTCTCTGCCATTTCAAACAAACGATTGAACTGCTTTGAGTCGTCTTCTCTAAATGAGTCGAACGCTTCAAAATCAGCCAATAATCTTTCGCCATCTTTTCTAAAATTCGTAAACATTCCAATCTCTCTAGTGAGTCGATCTTGGAATAAAGCTCCTTGGTGAGTTATATAGGCGGGCAACCTTTCGCCATCGATGGCGTTCAGGATCGTGTCTATGCTTCTTTCATCAACGAATAATTCGTGTCCCAATGCTTCGCCTACGCTTATCAGCGAGACTCCAAACATTTTACCTGACTCTCTGTCGATCTTAGAGTCTTCTATTCCTAATGCTGAAAAACCATAAAGTTTACTGTCCATCTTACTACTCATCTTGTTGTCAATTTGTTTAAGTTTTCTACTCGCCCACTCGATACCCGATGTTCCTCCCCATCCTAACCAAGCGACATATCCTCTATCCTTCCAAGGAGTCTCCTTGAACTTGGGATCAATCTCGGCATTCTTTTGATGCCTCTTAAATGATGCCATCCGAGCAATCGTTTCACGGCTAATCTTTTCCTTCTTTGCTAGTTGATTAGCTCTTCGCCACCCTGTCGCAGTCATTCCTTTCACTTCATCTCCGTGTTCTTCTCTCCATCGCAGAACCTTCTTTGCGTTGTTAGAAGCTGACTCAGGGTAATCGTTATAGGTCTCCTCTAACGAAATGGGTTCGCTCTTATCTTTTTGCACTTCTTGCATTGCATCGGCTTTAGCTTCCCAAGCCTTGCACCAATACTGTGGACGAACTGGAGCTTTGAAACGAGTGCAATAGAAGCGATGATCTTCTTCACCATCCTTGTGGTCTTCTTTATAAAATTTGCAATTAATGCAGGCTTGTCCTTTTGTTTCGCCATCTTTTCTACTCTTTCTGTATGCAGGAGGTAACTCTGATGGGATTGCCTCTCCGTCAGGATACTTCCTATGGTTATCTAATTTGTCTTCCTTTGCCATCGGATGTTCTTTAGGTAGCAAATCAGTATCGTGCTTTCCTGACCGATAGCGTAAATTCCTTAATGCGTGTAAGAACGAATTGACTCTCGCATTTGCCCATTGCTCAGGAGAGCTGACACTCGGTCTGACTGAACTTGGGTTTGTTCGGTAAGCTCCAATCCCACGATTGTAAACAATCTTGAGCTTTCTCAAAGTTGTTTGCTTCCTTGGGTCTTTGCCTACCTTTTCCCGATGCTCTTCTAGTTTCTTCTTTAAACCCTTCTCAACTGTCTGACTGACCTCAGCATTTGAATGCTTATCTAGCTTTTTATCTCTGTCATAAATGCTAGTACAAACGGCAATTCTTTGCTTTGCGTCAGGGAACTCTTTAAGTGTCTCTTCGTCTGAAGCACATCTTGAAACAAAGTCGTTTCTTTCTTCAGTCAATCTGGGTTCAGGCAGAGGCATCTATATTGGCTATCTTTCTAGCTTCAGGCTCAGAGAGTCCGAAGATACTTGTTAAAATTGCGATTAGTTGTTTTGCATCAATGCCTCCGTTTGAATACGAATCTAACAGAGTCGAAATAGCTTGGACTCCTCCGACTCCGATCTTTGTAATCAATGGATCAGCTATCTCCTCGGAATCGCCTTCCTCCTGAGCTATCTCTTTTGTTTGTTTGAATTGCTCCTGAGATGTTAGATCGACAAAGTTTGCAGAGGCAGAGGTATTGTAGACATTCATTAAATCCAAATAAGAGGACAAGTTATGTTCTTTAGCTATGTTCTTCGCTTTGGATATGTTCTGAGCTTTTCTTATCATTACATCCTCAGCCGTATAACCAAAGGGAGCAGTTATATCATCGAGGCTCATTGCACCGACTCTGAGGTAGTCCATATCGGCTTTGACCTGAGCGACCTTATTGACCCATCTAAAAGCAGGTCTTTGCCAACGAACCTTAAAAGGATTTCTCACTCCTGAAGGAACTGAGATAGAGCTATCAGCTATCTTTTGAGTCAGCCATCTTCGGTAGAGTCTCTGCATTGATTTTATCAAATCAGTTTGGTAGTTCTCGACTGTTTGCTGATACTGAAGAATCACTCCTTGAGAAGCGGAGAATGAACTGCCTCCGATGTCCATCAATAAGAACTCAACGGGGATTCCGATGGCTGATCCTGCTTTTCTTAATAAGTAGGAAACCCATTCAACCCCATCGACATTAGGTCTGCCTCCTGAGTTTATAACGCTTACATCTTCTCCAGGTTCAAGATAGTGAAATCTGCCAGGCTCAAAGTTTTCGAGTCCTCCGATAGTGTCCTGATCCTCTGAACCGAGTTGATTTTGTAGTTCAAATTCGTAACTATTTTCTCTCTTAACTGCGACCGATAGTGAGGCGGCAACCTTTGCGGAAATCATTTCGATCCGATCGTATTCATCGCAATCTTGAAGCGTGTTCAAGATAGGAGCTAGTTCAGGGATTCCTCGATACTGAAGAGGTCTTATCTTCTTAAAGAATGGAATAAAGTCTTTGGCACTTATTAATCTGAAATCTCTGAGATTCCCGTTTACTCGGTTTCCTACTGAATAGTTTATAGGCTGACCCAAGTCGTTTATCTCGACTCCGTTTTGAAAATTGTCCTTCTCTGATCCTGTGTATTGACCGCTCGGATTTCCGATTCGTGATCCGTCAATGAATTGAACCTTGCCGTCTAATACAACAAGACCGCAATCACCATAGAACAACAGAGAATCGACCATCTGTTGTTGCAGTTCTCTCATATCAAATTGACCTGTGATGTCAGGGTCTTGAGAGAACTCTTCCCAAGACTCTTCAATTTGATTGTTGAGGCTATCGTCTCCCGTGTTTGCCTGAGGGATTATCCCTCTGCCCACGACATCCGCTTTTCTCAATCGAGACATCGATGCAACTACGGGATTGTTTCTCCTGAACTCTAAAGATGCAGAGATCAGTCTGTCTCTGTCGTAATTACTTAACTCGACCTCTTCAGATCGGATAGCATCGTTTCCTCTGTTCGCTCGGTATCTAGTGTTTTTGATAGCATCATATCCTCTAAATGCTTTCCAAAACTGATTGACGGCAAACCCTAATTTACTCGGTGTCTTTTTCTTAGCCATTGAAATTCCTTAAAGTAATCCGATTTCTACCTGATCCTCCCAAAGTGCTATCCTTTAGAGCTATCAATTTATCTAGTTGCTGAATCTCAGCCAATATGTCCTTTGTATCTTTGAGAGTAAAAGTTTGGTCTCCGATAGAATAGGAGGAGACTCCCTCTTGAGCGAGGTTTTTGTAAGCCGTGATCAGCTTGTCTCGGATTGCTACTAAGTCAGATAGAGAGGTTGTGGATGCCATCGTTAAAAGAGTTTTTGTCAATAAAGCGAAAAGTCCTCTAGCTAAACTACCGAAACTAGAGGACTTTTGCTTATGATTAACAATAATACCAAATGAAAAAACTGTCATCTGACTCTATTGTTAATGATTGTAAAGTCCTCAAAGTCAAATTTGTCCTACCAAAAGGAAGAGGATGATCGTTCCATTCTCTTCTTTCTAGGAGTCCTCTCCTGAGTACCCTTCGGAGCTATCCTATCAACTCTGGCTATTCCGATGAACTTAGACAAAGCTCTCGCCATACATTCGCAGTCAAAGTAGTGATCCCCTTTACTACGCTTCATCTTTCGGACAACCTTGATATGACCCGACCTGTCTGCCTCCTTTGCCCAATAAACGGCAAAGAGTTGCTCATAGTATTCCTTCGGAGTATCTGCAAAAGTGTAGAACCCTGACATCTGCTGAGACCTGAGCTTCGCAATCTCTGACTCCCAAACTGTCTTGTCGATATGGAGATAAAGAAACTTCCCTTTGTTCGCTCTTCCTTTATTGTCTCCCGTGAATGGGTCTTTCTGTTGTAAGCGATAAGGCTCTGCCATTGTCTTCCAACCTCTCGATCCAAACCAATGAGAGCGTCTCCTGAAGACTTCCTCATAAACCTCTTGAGTTCTATCACCCGCACAGTCAATTATTGCTTTATGACATTTATGTTGCTCGAATAGAACATCTAAGTCCTGAAAAGAAGCAACGCTTCCAAAGTCTATGAGATAGCTATCGCCTCCTCCATCAAAGCCTCTGACTACGAATCTAAAGTGATCGGTCTGAGTATCGACTGCAAGGATTCTAAAATCACCCTTCAAGTCTCCTCTCTCATAGTCTGACTCTAAGACATTTGCTTCGCTTTCGTCCTGATTGATAAAGTCTTCCCTCCAGGCCTCAGCAAGATTGCCCTGCACGAACTTCTTTAGTCCGTGAGTGCTTTTGCTTACTTGTAACCAACTGACCATCAAATCAGCGAAAGTCATAGCAGGCGAATACATAGAGTTTAAGTGATAACTACGATGTCCAGTAGGAGCGTTCAAGTTGCCTTGCCTCCATTCTCCCTTCTTTAGCATAGTCGGCTTGTGGGCATCTAGAATCTTGCAATCGCACTCCTGACATCGATAGTGTGCCGATGATGCAACTTTGATAAAGTCCCAAGAGCCGTCCTCTAGTTTGCTATCTTCGTCAAAGCCGATTCCGTAACGCATCTTTCCATCCTTGTCCTTTTGCCTCCATTGAAACTCGATCATCTCATTGCACTCAGGACACGGCATAAAATACCTCCTTTGGTCTCCATAAATAAACTCTTCCCAAATGCCTCCGACCTCATCTTTAGGAGTAGAGGTTTGGATTATCTTATATTCCCTTCGACCCTTAATTCGCTCAAGTGCGGCGAGGCGAATGTCAGGATCAATCTCATCAATCTCATCGAGAACCAAGTAGGCAACAGGAGCGGACTTAACATTGTTCTCCGAGCCTGCTCCTGCGAAGGTTAGCACGCAGTTCAGGAACTCTTGCCTCATATTAGTTATCTTGTCGGTATCAATCTTCCCTGATGCGACCGAGATTGGGCATTGCTCTCGCAGAGGCTTGCAGTCCTCAAGGAATGGCAACCATCTGCCTTTTGAAAAGTTCCGAGCGTTCTCTGCCGATGGCATTATCCAAAGAGTATCCTTGGGGAACTCGGAAAGAAGATAGGCGACTCCTGCATACATTGTAGTCGTCTTAGAAGATTGAGAACCCCAACAGAGAGTCACTTTGCTGACCATCGGATCGACTAAAGCGTTTAGAGGTTCTTCAGCGTAAGGAAAGATTTTCAACGCTCCTGATAGCTCGGAGACATTAGCTCGAAGCACACAGTTGTCATAAGCCCACTCAACTGGAGAGGTTAGTTTTCTAGGAGCGAATAGTCTTGTTAGTTCTTTTGTGAGTAGTGATGTCATTGCACAACGAAGCCGTGACGATCAGCAAACTGTCTAGCGTACTGAGTGACTCCATCTTTAGTTCTATTTTGGAAATTCTTTACCTGACCATTGAGAGCCAACTTGAATGCAATAATGCCTTTGGCTTTTCGATTGAGTGCTGATTGAACGAAACTGCTGACAACGATTGTATAGTTGTCTCGACTGCTTACTGTCTCAAATGCTCTCAATGCTTTCATAGCTCCTGCAGGAAAGTGTTTGAGTGCCTGTTTAGCGTCTTTCTTCAATTCGGTCTTTCTTCTCATTGGCAGTCCCAAGATTTGCCCTAGCTTAACGAAACTAGCTGATCCCGTTCCGAGATTCCTTGTTCTCTTCTTAACCTCTTTATCGTAGTGAATTCGTGCCGACCTGATTACCTCTCTGGCTCTTTGTTGATCGCCATTTTTCTTAGGGAACTTTCTACCTCCCCTCGAAGCCCTTGTTTGCGATCCCCAAGGTAGCTTCCCTGCTGGCAGATTCTTTGGAGGAACTCCCATCACCCCTTCTTTAACTAAAGCCCAGTTGTATCTCCTAGTCTCATCGCTCGGACTGACCCATAGGTTTCCTTTACTTGTCAGGACATACTTGCCGTCTCCATTCGGATTCTGAAAAGGTCTTCTTAGATCAACCTTTACTGATTCCTTTATTGATTTTCTACTTCCGACCTTTGTCTTCTTAGCTGACGCAATCAGGACATCCTCGGTCACGGCTCTGACTATCTTTCGAGTCTGCTGACCGCTAAAGAGCTTGAGTTCCCTCACCATAGCATTGAATCCCTTGCTATCTATCTGAAGAGTCGATTGCATCTATAAAACCTTAAATTGTAAAGCGTCCGACTCATATACATAGCCGATTTGCTTATTTATTAGAGTGCGATTCCTGAACTCGGTTGTCTTGGGCATCGATCTTTCCTCCCAGGCGAAATCGTATCCTGCTTCTTTCATCTTGGTTATGTTCCAGGCCCAAGCGTCTCCATTGAACTCAACGACATAAATAAAATCCCGTCCTGACTCTTCCGCTTTTGGTATATTGCTATCGAACTTAGACTTCTCAAGT